TATGACAAGTAAAATAAAAGTAAATACAGTAACAACAGAATCAGGTAGCACTTTAACTTTAGGTGAATGTGGTAAAACAGTTGCTTTAGCATCAGGTGCATCGCAATCAGGATTTAAAGCTGTAGATTGGGTAACAGATTCAATTAAGACAGCAACTTTTACTGCTGTAAATGGAAAAGGTTATTTTTGTAATACAACTGGGGGAGCATTTAATATTACCCTACCCGCAAGTCCAACAGCAGGAGATACTGTTGCTTTAAAAGATTATGCAGGAACTTTTGCAGCAAATAATTTAACAATAGATAGAAATGGATCAAACTTAGATGCGAATGCAGCAAATAAAGCATTAGATACTAAAAATTTAAGTATGACTTTAGTTTATGTAGACGGAACTCAAGGGTGGAAATCAGTTGAAGAAGGAACTGGTTATATAGGTGAAAATTTTATGGTAGCAACAGGAGGTACTATTGCAACTTCTGGAGATGACAAAATACATACTTTTACAGGACCAGGAACTTTTACAGTTTGTCAAGTAGCAGATTCAGCGGCAAATAATTTAGTTTCATATATGGTTGTTGCTGGTGGAGGTAGTGGAATGGGTAAAGCAGAAGGAGGTGGTACTTGGTTTTTTTCTTCAGGTGGAGGTGGAGCTGGTGGTTTTAGAGAAGTAGTAAGTCCAAGTGCTCCATATACAGGATCGCCTACACAAGGCTATGCAACTCCAGGAAACAGAATTACAGTTACAGCAACAGGTTACCCTATTACAGTAGGTGCTGGTGGAGCCACTAAGTGTGCTGTTCCATCAGGTGCCGGACAAGGTAATGTGGGTAGTGCTTCAGTTTTTTCAACTATTTCATCAGCAGGTGGTGGAGGTGGTGGTAATGGAAAAGGTGGTTCAGCAGCCCCTGAGACTGCAGGTGTAGCAGGTGGATCAGGTGGTGGTGGCGGAGGAGGCCCTACGCCTGGATCAGAAGGAGGAGCTGGAAATACTCCCCCTGTAACTCCTGCTCAAGGCAGTACTGGAGGCACAGGATCATCAGGTTCAAACACAGCAGGTGCTGGAGGCGGTGGAGCAACCGCAGTTGGAGTAAATGCAAGCGTTCAACCATCTCCTATGATAGCAGATGGTGGTGACGGTGGAGCAGGTGCTACAACAAATATAACTGGCTCACCAGTTGCATATGCAGGTGGTGGTGGAGGTGGATCAGGTTATCCAGGTGGAGCTGGAAGTGCAGCTGGTTGTGGTGGTACTGGCGGTGGAGGAACAGGCCCAGCTTCAGGTTCAGGAACAGCAGGATCAGCTAATACTGGCGGTGGAGGTGGTGGAGCAGGTGGAACATCCCCAAGTGCTACTGGCGGTGCTGGTGGATCTGGTATAGTTGTGATAAGGTACAAGTTTCAATAAGGAAAAATTATGAGTGAAATAAAAGTAAATAAAATTAGTCCAAGAACAGCATGTGGAACAACCACATTAGGAGATAGTGGAGATACATTTACACTACCTTCTGGTGCAACAATAACAATTGCTTGTGGTGCAACAATTTCTAATTCAGGAACTGCATCAGGGTTTGGTGGCACAGGAGAAATTTCTTGGAGTACAACAGTAAAAACAACCGGAACTTTTACAGCAGTAGCTGGAGTAGGTTATTTTTTAAATACGGGCGGTGGAACTATTACAGTTAACTTACCAGCAGGTTCTGCTGGTGCATCAGTAGCGTTAGCAGATTATGGAGGAAACTGGCAAACTAATAACGTGACAGTTACTCCAAATGGATCAGAAAAAATGGGTGGAGTTGCAACAGGTGTAACTTTATCTACTGAAGGTCAATCAGTAACTTTTGTTTACATAGATTCAACTCAAGGTTGGGTTAACGTTTTAGACTCAACTTCTAATGTTAGAGGAAATCCTAATTTAGTGGCAACAGGTGGAACAATAACAACCTCTGGAGATTATAAAATTCATACTTTTACAGGACCAGGAACTTTTACAGTTTGTGGTGTTTCAACTACTCCTGCAAATAACACAGTTTCTTATTTAGTAGTAGCAGGTGGTGGAACTGGAGGTTCTCACTATGGCGGCGGTGGTGGCGGTGCAGGGTTTAGAGAATATAGAGCACCTGTTTCAGGTTGCTATGCAGTATCACCTTTAAATGGAAATCCAGGTGGAACAGCAATTACAGTTACAGCAACAGGTTATCCAATAACAGTAGGAGGTGGTGGAACAGGAGTTCCCGCACCTAGTAACTGTACGGGAGGAGTAGGAAGTACTTCAACTTTTTCAACAGTTAGTTCTGCCGGAGGCGGCGGAGGTGGTGGACAAGGTCAAGCTGGATCTGCTGGTGGATCAGGTGGTGGAGGTTCTTGGAGTAATACAGGTTCTGGTTCGGTAGGAGGAGCAGGAAATACCCCTCCTGTTAGTCCAGCTCAAGGAACGCCTGGAGGTACTGGACATGGTCCAGCTTCTCCATATGCAACAGCCGGTGGTGGCGGTGCAACTGAAACAGGTGTAAATGCTCAACCATCTCCATCTGCAGGAGGTAGAGGAGGTGCAGGAGCAACTACTTCTATTACCGCAAGTCCTGTTGGTTATTCTGGTGGTGGCGGTGCAAGCGGACTAAATGCTGGCGCACAACAAGCAACAGCAGGAGCTGCTAGTCCTTGTGGCTCAGGAACTGCCGGAGCTGCATCAAATACACCTTCTGCAGCAGGAGCTGTAAATAGAGGCGGTGGAACAGGTGGTGCTTTTGGTCCTGGTCCTTCAAGTATTAGTGGAAACGGTGGTTCAGGTATTGTGGTAATAAGGTATAAATATCAATAATATTTATGTATTGTTTAAGAATTAATTTTAATATATAAGGAGAAAATTATGGCACACTTTGCAAAACTCGGAGCTAATGGAAAAGTTATTCAAGTATTGACACTTGATAACAAAGACATGCTTAATGCTGATGGCGTTGAGGACGAATCAGTAGGACAACAACATTTAGAGATACATAATAATTGGCCTGCACAAATGTGGATTCAAACTTCATACAATACTATAAGTAACACACATTCATCTGGTGATAACTCAAAAGCATTTCGAGGTAATTACGCAGGTATCGGACATGTTTGGGACGAAGATAATAATATGTTTTTTCCTAAAAAACCTTATGCATCTTGGGTAAAAAATACTACAACTGCTAGTTGGGATTCGCCGATCGGTGATGCTCCAGCATTAACTGCAGAACAAGAATCACAAAATACAGCAGATACTCATTCTTGGAGTTACGTTTGGAATGAAGCAAATACAACTTGGGACTTGACAGATAACAAAGCATAAATTAAAAAGGTATGTGGTATGCACAAGAAAGTATTATCTGAAATAGATTTACATTATGGCAAAGTAAATATGCCAAAAGGTTTTGAAATAGACCTAAAAAAACTTCAATCCGATATTTTATCTTCAAACCTTAAAAATTCTACGTTTCCATTTTCAAAAGAGTGGGATAAATTAAATACCTATATGCGAGAGCATATAAATTTGGAGTATGGTTTTACTTTAATTAATAAAGAAACGTGGGGAAATACTTATAGACCTAAAGAAATTTCAATTCCTTTATTAAATATTGATTCTGTAGACCTTAAAAATTCTGCAGACTATACTTTTCTTTATGGAGTAAATGTTAAAGATTGTAGTGTTAGAATACATTATGACCAAAACAGAAGAGCGGGAAGAAGTTGGGATATATCATTAAAAAATAATAACTTTATAATGTTTCCTTCTACCCAGATGTATTACATAACTAACAATCAAAAAGATTCTTTAAACTTTGTACAAACAATAACTTATGAATATATATAAAAATTTTTTAGATAAAAAAGATTTTAAAAAATTAAAGTCTTTTTTAATGTCGGATCAAATGCCTTGGTATTACAATGATGGAGTTAATAATGTACCTGATAAAAATTTTCAATTTACATATCTTTTTTACAATTTTGAGTTTGGAACTAATTGTTCACAAGAAGTGTTAAATTTTGTAAAACCAATAATGAATAAATTAAAAAACCCTAGCTTTACTTCTATAAAAGCTAATTTATTAACAAGAACGGATAAAATAATAGAACATGGTTATCACACAGATAAAAAAACGGGAAAAACATGTATTTTTTATATTAACACGTGTAATGGATATACTAAATTTAAAGACGGTAAAAAAATAATGAGTGAAGAAAATAAAATAGTTACATTTGATTCAGATATAGAACACACGGGATCTTCTTGTACAAATAAAAAAAGAAGAGTGGTTATAAACTTTAATTATCAATGAATTTATCTAATTATTTCTGGTATTTTAGTGGGGCACTAACACCACGATTTTGTGATGATGTTATTAAATATGCGTTATCTAAAGAAGAAACTATAGCTCGAACTGGAGGATTTGATAGACCAACATTAAGTAAGGAAGATGTTAAAAACATACAAAGAAAAAGAAAATCTGATTTAGTATGGTTAAATGATACATGGATATATAAAGAATTACACCCCTATGTACATCAAGCCAATAGAAACGCCGGTTGGAATTTTCAATGGGATAGATCAGAAAATTGTCAGTTTACAAAATATAAATTGCATCAATATTATGATTGGCACAATGATCCTTTTGATAAACCATATAATAGAAAAAATAAAAACGATCCCGATAATGGAAGAATAAGAAAACTATCTATGACTTGTCAATTAACAGATGGATCAGAATACACTGGTGGAGAATTAGAATTTGATTTTAGAAACTACGATCCACATATGCGCGACGAAAGCAAACATATAAGAAGTGTACCTGAAATATTACCTAAAGGCTCTATTGTAGTATTTCCTTCACACTTGTGGCATAGAGTCAAACCCGTAACAAAAGGAACTAGATACTCACTTGTCGTATGGCATTTAGGGTATCCATTTAAATAATATGTTTATTTACCAAGACGTCATAAATAAAAAAACATGTGAAGAATTAATTAATTATTATGAAAAAAGTAATAATAAAAAATTTTTAAACGATTATAAAACAAAAATGACACAAGTATCTATAGATTTATCAGACCCGCAATTAAATAATTATATTAAACAATTAAATAAAATTTTAAAAAAGTATAAGAAAAAATATGCTTATGTAGATATAGGTCAAGAAGCTTGGAATTTATATCCTATTATAAAAATACAAAAATATGAGCCCAATGAATATTATTTTAGATGGCATTGTGAAGCGATTGGAAACGAAGAAACTATAAAAAGAATGTTAGTTTTTACAACTTACTTAAATGATGTAAAAAAAGGTGGAGAAACACAATTTTTATATCAAAGAAAAAAAATAAAACCTGTAGAGGGTAAAACAATTTTATTTCCTTCTTTTTGGACACATACACATAAAGGAA